CCTTTACCAAACTTTACTCCTCTTCTCCAGTCAAGCTGATTCCAAGGAGCATAAGAATGTTAACAAGAAAAGAAAACTCTTCCTGGGACCCAAACCAGCGTACCCAACTTTGTTCGTGTCGTGATCTTGTATCAGTTGTAATACATCCGATACGGACTTCGAGCCTCTGTAGCGATCGATTGAATCGCACGTCTCTACGAGGTGTAGTGAGCCCAATGGCAGCCAGCGCTCGTGGAACCAGAATTCTCCCAAGGGAGTCTCCTGAACATCCACGTGATCTGAGTTCGCCATTATGCCCGCTATTGCCCCATACAGAGACGGCGATCGAGCGCCCAAAGTAGCAAGAAGTTGAAAACGATCCGAACCCTGTGGGACCTGCATCACGGCCCACCACCCTGATTCCTTTGAATGAACCAGGAGGTTGTCGATTTCTGAGGTAGTCACTTGCATGCCAGTATCCTTTATAAAAGAGGTTATTGATCGTGTCAATGACTGCCCCACATGATGCAGGACTTCCGGAGACCACAGTTTTCGGCTTCGAGGGGGTAATATCATACCCCTTGAAAGCGTCTACACCGCAAGACTCGCGAAAGTGTCCATTGACGAATGATTTGTCAGTGTTTACTTTCAACTGTAGTGCGGTAAGTAGTGCTGTGGTCTCAGCATACCTGGACGCGGGAACGATGATATCGTCCCCGAACGTCCTTACCCGGTTTACGTACCGGCCCAGATCCTTCATCTCAAGGAAACCCTCATGGCTTGCAGCCATGGAGATAATCCAAAAGACTAGAGTCTGGACTGGGAACGTGAGCGCAGTACCTTGCGATGCGAACTTTTTGAGTTCAATGCACTCCCCAGAAGGGAGACGCAACCATCGCGTCCGAGTCGCGTGAATCGCCTTAAGGACACTAGGATTGCTCCTAAACATCCTTTCGACGACGAACAACGACAGACGGTCAGAGGCTGACGACAAATCGATCGTCGCCAGTTCTCTGTCCAAGGAAGCCTTTAGCACCATCTCGCCCGATAGCTCCTGCCTCTTGAAATTAATGAACTTCCCTATTTGGGTAGCTCTAATTCTTGAGACAAGCCACGATGCCAAGAGATTCTGAGTGTACATATGCTCAGAAGGCTCGGCAGCGATGATCCTAGGACCTTTTGCGGTCTTAGGAACACATATCAAACGAGAAGGAACCTCGTGATTAATCGGTCTACACCTTTCGTCACTAGGTAACTTACCTGTGGTTTCCCACGGATAAAAGTGCTGAAGCTTATCAGACCAATGGCGGAATCGATACTTATCGAACGACCCGCCATGTTCTGCTACTGCACCGGGGCCATGTTTGAACCCAGGTCCTTGGCCTTCTGCCGTTCTGCCTTCGATATAGCAGTCCGGACAGAAGATTCCAAGCTCTCTTGCGATAACGTCGGCGAAGTGCTGACATCTCGCGAGTAGGAGCTGCTCTCTCGTTGAACGTCCGATATTGTACTCGGGGTAAAGCGGAAGATCAGGACCCAGACTGTCACAAAGGTGAATGCGATTAAGCAAGCCACCAGTAGCGCAGTCGAGGGCGTCATTGCCCCACTCAAGGGTGGGGTTGACGAGTTGTTGTTCGACATTAACGTACTCCTTTATAGCGAGTTGCTTACGCCGCTCACTACATGGGAGTTCCAGCTTCTTCCCTAGGCACAAAAGTTGCCTAAGGAACATGATGGCGTTAACATCTGCATCAACTTTCAAACTAAGATCCTTGTTGAAGATTCGCATATACAGTCCCGCGAATAAACGCGGCACTGGATACCCCTTCGAATACCTTTGGTATCCGTTAGGCGGAAGGCGACCTGTTTCAAGACCAGCGAGTAACTGCTGATCTCGGGCAGGAAGGTCTAGGGTGAAGATCCCTATACCTCGTTCAACAACAAGACGGGTGAGTCTATCATAATCCTTACTCAGCCCATTCATGGTTGGGTATGCTAGCTGGACGTCTTTCAACAATCCAGCTACGGTATGGACTAGCACATCAGAATGGCTTTTCATCATGTTTCCTTTCGGAAGCGGTGAATCCAAACCTCTGATCCAATAGTCACGATGCTCGAGAGTGTTTAGCTCTCAAAGTTGAGCATCTTCGTCGCGTTTGCTTCAGTTACGAAAGCAGACAGCGCTGCGACGGTCTTGGCCATTGCGACCGAGTCGTCACCAGTGTCCATCTCGAACACATGGTAGTCCTTCCGAATCGTCGGAAAGACAGCAGGTGCGACCGGATAAATCGTATGGGTGAGCTCAATGTTATGACGCTCAACCTTACGACCCCCACGAGCCTTGTCGGCATAAGTGGAGTTCCGGATACGCAAACGAAATTCGCCGGTTGCCTCCCGAAGGAGGTATTCCGAGGAGTACCCATCCTGGTTAATCCGGATGAGGTTCTTCGCGACGGCGTTGATAGTGACAGTAATCGGATCAGAGAACATGATTTAGTCCTTTAGTTCATAGGTGGAGAAACCTGTCCCATATGGCGACAGGCTATACATTGCTATTTTAGCCAATGTAGAACCGCCAATGAGCCCAGTATCGACGTTTGGTCTACCGTTAAGTAGGCCTCGCGGGCAATGATTGAAGCAGACGCGTGGTCTCTTCGTTTCGTCTCCAGGTAACTGACCATGGGGGTGCACGTAATACGTGTCCCACCTACGCCAGAAGCCGAAGTATGATTCGAAGAAGAAACCTCGGAGCGTGTATACTCGATGATCGCAGGGCGATCATATGTGAGTTCCAATAGATTCTTATTGGCCTTTATTATAGCGCCAATATTCGTAAAGTAATCTATTAGCCAGGACCAGGGCATAAGCTCGTAAGCTGTGTGTGGGTCGGCTCGAAAGCCGCTTAACACACGCCTAGCCTGGGCACGCAATTCGATGTCAGTCTTAACTACGGGAATAATAGAGCGCCAACGAACGTGCGCCCTAATATCCATTGTCGTAGTACGAGTCACGTCAGCCTTGAGGAGAACCCCAGAGGACTGAATAGTCTCGTTGCGGCGGGTTTCCGTAGCGGATCCCTTCCACATTGGCATCGTACGTCTGTAGCCGGTACCCCCATAGAGTCGCTTAAGTACCTCAGTTCGTTGATCAACGAGCTCCGAGAATACCATCAGCTTCTCTATGTCGGAAAGCAATGGACCTAGCACGAAAGGTGCTATCACACCAAAAGCCGCGCCTCCGCGTAAAACGGATGCGTACTTCCTATACTTGGCGATATCGTCAGGTAGAGGGGGTGGTTCTCTCTTAGGCCTACCAGTCCGAAGGTTATTACCCTTCATTCTGGGAAGCTGCGAGACAACGGCTGCCATTGCATTCTTAGCAAGATCGCCGTATTGGCCGATCTCGTTAAGGTATTCCCACGAAATAATAGCCGGAGCTAATGGCTGTGAGCGAGCTAACGCTTGTGCAGCCATGGATTCGTTCGTGGGCCGGCCAGGGACGACTAGATGTGAAGAGAAGATCGAATTCCCACTGACGTACGAACAGGGGTAACCCTGAAAATCGTAGCCAGAGAGGTTCGACGCTTCCCTTCCGAAGATTAAGCCACCTTGTGTCAACTTCCTATCCAAACGGATGGGGTAATTGTCACCAGGAGCAACTTCGTCTACCATACGTTCACGATTTATGTAAACGTTTGACTCGACAGGTCCACCCCAGTTGGGGATTCTCTGTCCAGTCACAGCGAACGAGCGTTCGCGTGTGCGTAGAGCCATCAGCCGTTCCTTTCTTCATAGGAGTTTT